TCCTACCACAAACAGACTCCTCGGGAGGGAGTCGCACATGGCTAAGAAGCAGCATACGACAACGCAAAAGCAAGTCACGGAAATCCTGAAAGTCTCGACGGGCGGCTTCGACTGCTGCCTCGTCGGTCGCGACTTCGTCTGCAATCGCGTCAGCGAGAAGGCGAAGCGCGAGCTCTTGTTTCCCAACCCGCGCGTCAGCGGGATTCGGACCACCCTGAAACACGTCCCGGTCGATGAATTTCGGGCGTCGCCGTATCTCTTGAAAGACCCGAGCCAACCGACGCTCCTGGCGATGTTGTCGAGCGCGTTTCACAAGGCGATTGCGAACGCGACGCTCGACATGTCCGCGAAGAAAACGGAAATCTATCGCCGGATGTGGATTGAAGGCGACAAGACCAACATCTACGGCGTGCCAAAGCTCTGGATGACGATCGTGCGGTCGGCCGACATGAACCGGACCCCCGATGTCCGGACGCGCGCGCGACTGCCGGAGTGGGCCTGCCGGTTACGCATCACGTTTGTCGAGCCGCTGATCAAGGCGCAAGCCCTGGTGAATCTGCTGGCGTCCGCCGGTCTCACCATCGGCGTCGGCGATGGGCGACAGGAGAAGGGCTCGGGGATGCACTGCGGCAATTTCCGGATCGTCGGCGAGAACGATGCGGACTTCAAGCGCATCGTGAAAGAGGGCGGCCGCAAGGCGCAGCAAGCGGCGCTCGATCACCCGGTCGCGTACGACGACGAAACGCTGGAGTTGCTGACGTGGTTCGACACCGAGCTCGAGCGACGGCGCAAAGCGGGGGCGCCGCAGGTCGAGTCGGGCCCCGTGGCACACGCGCGGGCCGTTCGTCCCAACGGGAAGATCATCACGGACGGTCACCAGAAAGGGGCGCGCGGTGAAACTCACGCAAGCGCAGCTCGCTAGGATCAAGGCGCTCGAAAACAGCAAGGGCCAGATCACGGCCCGCCGGGTGCTCGAGGAGGCCCGGCAGGAGCGGAGCCCCTTACATCCGCTGTTTAACTGGGATGTGAAGCACGCCGCGGAACGCTGGTGGTTGCATCGCGCGCGGCTCGTGATCGGCGCGGTGTCGATCCAAGTCACGCACAACCACGCCGTGATCAAAGCCCCCTGTTACGTCGTGGACACGTCCGTCAAGGGTGAGGGGTATCGCAACGTGGTCGCCATGAAATCGGATGTCGCCTCGTCGCGGGAATCGCTGGTCTACACGCTGGAGATGGCGGCAGGACAGCTGCGCCGTGCGTACGACCTCGCCGTGCCACTCAAGTTGACGCGGGAGATCGATACGTTGCTCGCGCAAATCGCGGGCGTCGCCCGCATCGCGCAGCAGAAGGAAGCGGCGTAAAGCGGGGCGCGGCACGGCGCGAGGTGGCATGGCTCTGCATGTCTAGGTGGGGCGTGAATGGCGCGGCGGGCGTGGCGTCGCAGCGCAGCGACGGGGCAATGCTTGGCAAGGATCGGCGAGGCGGGGTCAGTCGCGGCGCGGACTGGCGCGACATGGCACGGTGCGGCGCGGCGAGTCAGGTCCGGTTACGCGGGGCGTGGCCCGTTAGGCGAGGTCCGGTCGGCTCGGCAGGCGCGGTGCAAAGGCCTGGTCTGGCACGGCTTGGCGGGGCCGGATGCGGCTAGTTGCGGCCGGCACGGCGCGGCGCGGTATGGATTGGCACGGCACGGCGAGGCGTGACGCGGCCTGGTCCGGCGAGCCCGGCGCGTCGGTGTTAGGCGTCGGCGGCGCGAGGCTGGATCAGGTTCGTCCAGGTCCGGCGAGGCGAGGCAGGCTCGGCGTGGCGCGGCCGGTTTGGGAACGGTTCGGCATCGGGGTGTTTGGCGAGGCAGGCAAGGCGTGGCGCGGCGGCGTGCGGAACGGCGAGGTTTGGCTCCGCAGGGATTGGCGTGACCGGCCGACGCGCGCGGACGGCGGGCGGGGTATGGATGGCGAGAGTACGACGTGGCGCGCACGGCACGGCGAGGGGCGCCACGGTCTGGCGCGGGCCGGATGTGGTCTGTTACGGCGGGCGAGGTTCGGCAAGGCGTGTCGAGGCGCGCGATGGTGCGACCGGGCCAGCAATGGTGCGGCGCGGCATGGCAGGCGCGGCACGGCTTGGTTGGACAAGGTTCAGTCCGGTCGGGCGCGGTCAGGTCAGGCGTCGAAGGGCATGTCAGGAGTTGGTTCGGCACGGCAGGCGAGGCCCGGCGTGCGCGTGAAAGGTATGGCGCGTCACGGTTGGGACTGGCCCGGACGGCACGGCGAGGCAGGAGAGGTAAGGCGCGGCGCGGCTTCGCGGCGCGGGGTATGGCGTGGTCTGGCAAGGCAGGCACGCTCTTTCACAAACTAACTAACGAAAGGTAGGCACCGAAAATGGCACCAACAAAAGAACGTCCCGATCACGATCTACCCGGCGGCGACCGTCCAGGCAATCGGCCGGATCAGGGATTACCAAGACCTGAGCGGCCCGGGGAGAAACCCGAGCCGCCGACGAAGCCGGTTGAACCGACCGAGCCGGCGCCGACGCCGCACACGACGTAACGCGAAGGGGATTCGACTATGGCGAAGCGCGCGACCATCGCGGAGAAACTTCTACAACGCATCGACGCGAAGATCGCGGCGCTTCGTCTCGCGCGCGAGGAGCTCGTGGCCGAGATCGAGGCGATGAAGACCAATCCGCAATCAACAACGGGCGACCAGGCGGCCGCCGACGAGTGACAGCGATGCCGATCCGATCCAACGGGCAACCGATTCGACACACCGCGCTCTACTGGTGGATCGACCGGTGGCGCAAGAGCACGGCGTTCATCGACATGACGCTCGAACAGCAAGGCGCCTATCGGAACCTGCTCGACGAGGCGAGTCTCCGCGGCGGCGCGATTCCCGATAACGACGAGGTGCTCGCGAAAGCCTGCGGGGACCCGCGTCGCTGGCGGGCCCTCCGGAAGGTGGTCCTCGAGCGGTTCACGTTGACCCCGGACGGCTGGCGCAACGAAACCCTCGACGGCGTCCTGAAAGAGACGGACCGACGCGCACTCAAGCAACGGAATTACCGGATACGAAACGGGCAACGCACACGCAGCGAAGTCGGTAACGAATCACGGTAACGCACGCGGTCAACGCGTGGGGCTTCTTCGGCGGTAACGATGACTGGTAACGCGCGTGCATTCGCGCGGTAACGAAGGGCGACCTCCGGATCTTCGGATCAGAACAAAACCAGTTAATTCGGTACGTTCTTCTCTCTTCGTCACTCGTCGTACTAGAAACAGTTAGAGCAGGCGCGCAAGACGCGCCGACCCTTTTTGTGAGAAGAAATCATGGCCGGAATCGGGGTCATCGCGGCGGTCGTTCACGAGGTCTTGAAGACCGAACAATTTGAGTCGCTGGCGGACCTGGCAGAAGCCGTCAAATGCCGCTGCGCGCGGCTCAAGATTCCGTACGACGCGGGCACGGTCGCGGAGGCCATCCACCTGGTCGAGCGGACGCGGCCGGTGCTTTCGGGTATCGAGCCGATCAGGCGTATCACGCGTATCGAACGTATCGAGGACGACGTGCGCCCGATCACGCGCGCGGAGGCCGCCGAGCTCTGGCCGCGCCTCGTCGCCGCCGTGATGCGCGAACAACGGAGGAGGTCCGCATGACAGCGGAACGTGCCGTGGCAGAACTGATCCGACAGCACATCGCGCACGCGAACCAGGTGGCGGACGTGTGGTTGTTCTACATGGCCGCGCTGCCGGACGAGATGGATGAAGCCGAGCGCCGGGTGATCGCCCGGGCGTTCTATACGGGCGCGTCCTGTGCGGCGAGCCTCGTGCTGAAGGCCATCGCGCTCGATGACGAAACCGAAATGCGGGCCCGCATGGACGCGCTGTATCAGGAATTCCGGCGCTTCGCCGGTGACGTCGAAGCGGGTCGCGCATGAGCATCAAGTGGACGCGCGCCCCGGCGATCGGCCGCTCGTATACCTGCGGCCTCTGCGGGCACGTGCTCGACGCCAACGAGCCGATGAAACTGCTGTCGGTCGATCGCGTGGCGGCCGTACTGGTCCGCTGCCAGTGCGACGAACCCGCGCCGCCCGATCTGCCGGCGCTGCCCGAGCGGAGCGAGCCGACCGCGCCGGCCTTCAAACCGCTGCGGCAGTTGTTGCCGCTCGAGTACGCGCAGACACGCCCGCGAGGACGGGACGAGTAACGTCGATGCTGGCCTTCCGCGTCTACGGCGTCGCGCTGCCGAAGGGCAACATGCGGCCGCGCATCGTCCGCACGAAAAGCGGAATGCAGATTCCGATCGTGACGGAGAGCAATCGCAACGTCCGCTCGTGGCAGCAGTTGGTCAAGGAGGGCGCGAATCAGGCGCTCAACGAGCTCGCGCCTGGCGATCGCGCGCTCTTGCCTTTGGGCGTGCGGCTCACGATTGCCTTCTACCTGCCGCGGCCGAAGAAGCACGCCAAGCGCGGCGTCTTCGTGCCGCATTGCGTGGCGCCCGACTGCGACAAGCTCCTCCGCAGCGTGCTCGACGCGCTGACGTCCATCGTCTATCACGACGACAAACAGGTCACCGAGATCGTCGCGGGCAAGTACTACGCGGAGGTGGACGGCGCCTCGTATGTGGACATCCGCGTCGAAGCGGCCGGCTGGAAAACGGTCGCAGTGCCGGCGGCGCCGTTGCCGCTCTTCGAGTTGGCCGTCCCATGAGCCGCGATCACGACCTGGCGCGGCATCTCGACGCCGAGAACCACCGGCTGCACGCGCTCAACTGTCGAACCTGCCACCCCGAAAGGAAACGCACAATGCGCCTCTTCGATGACGACAAGATCGGCGTGTATCTCGATGCGATCGGTCACCGCGTCGAGCGCACGAGCGACAGCGAAACCAAGATGGTCGACCTGACCTGTCGCGTGCAGCCGTTCGGGCCGGAGCTCGCCACGTCCCTGGACCCCGACGTGCGCGCCTTGCTGTTCAACCTGAGCGATGCGAAACCCAAACCGAAGCTCAAGACGGTGCACTTCGATCTGACGGTGCCGCGCCAGGTGCTCGCGATCTATCCGCTGCCCGAGCTCGAGGACGGCCGGATCGCCCTCACGGAATGCGAGATCACCGGGTGCCGCGCGCGCACCGAAAAAGGCGTCGACGGCTACGCCCTGGTCTTTTACGTCAGCTTTGGGCCGGCGAGTCCTGCGGAACTGGAATACGTGTGTGAATGGCTGACACAGCAGCGGTTCATCACGTTCCAACCGCAGGCGCCGGCCCTCGACTTCGGCAAGACCGAGGACCCGCCGCCCCCTGGCCCCCCGCGTCGTGGCCGGCGGCGCGCTGAGCCTGCCGTGGATGCCGGCGACGAACTGCGCCCGGGCGTGCACGCGGAGCACTGACCATGCCGGTCCTCGAGGTCATCTGGAACGGCGCCCATCAGGGTCGCGATTGCGACCTGCTCAACGAAGCGCTGCGCGTCACGCCGAAGCTGTATCCCCGCGACGCACCGAAACCGAAACCATCGTCGCCCCGCCGCTTCGATGCCCGCGACCTCGTGCTGACCTGTTTGCCGCAGCGGGCGGCCGACGCGCTCACATACGCGGACATCGCCGCGCGCACGAAGCTGACGCCGTCGCAGATCGGCTCGGCGATGGCGAAACTGATTCACGAGCGCCTGGTGCAGCGCGCCTTCGCCAATCGGAATCGGATGCGGTCGCGCGTGACGCAACGCTACTGGCGATCGGATGGAGGCCGTTGACCATGTTCGCTGAACGAACGGAGCACACTACGCGGTATCCGTTGACCTGGCCGCGAGGATGGGCGCGCACGCCGCCGCGCGATCGCCGTGCCGCCGCTTTTGGCAGCCATGCGCGAGGCGACTTCAAGCGGCCGATGACGGCCGCGACAGCAACGGATCGTCTCGTCCGCGAGTTAGACCTTTTACGCGCAGATACCAACCGCGCCGTGCTCAGCACGAACATCGCCTTGCGATTGGATGGCCGCCCGCGCAGTGACCAAACGGAGCCGACAGACCCCGGCGCGGCGGTCTATTTCACCGTCGACGGGAAGGATCGGGCGCTCGCGTGCGACAAGTGGCGGCGCGTCGCGGACAACATCGCAGCGATCGCCGCGCATATCGAAGCTATCCGGGCCATCGCCCGCTACGGCGTAGGTACGCTCGAGCAAGCCTTCGCCGGCTATACGGCGCTGCCGCCGACGGCCGAGGATTGGAGCATCGTCCTGATGGTCCCGACCTCGGCCACGCGGGCAGACATCCAAGCGGCCTATCGACAACTCGCAGCGATCCATCATCCGGATCGCGGCGGGCGGCACGAGGACATGGCGCGGCTGACGGCCGCGCGCGATCGCGCACTGGAGGTTGTTACCACATGACCGCTCCATCCGGTAAGGAGGAGTGACCGGCCATGCGCGTGAAGGGCATCCCCGTTCGCGTCGGCGACATTGCGCGATCGTTCGCCGCGTGTCATCCGGTGACGGTCAACGGCGTGAGCACGAGTCCGGAGCTGATGCGCGGCTACCTCGAGACGGCTGAGCAATGCGTCCGTGCGAATGATTGCGTCTTCTGCCGGCGCGAGCTCGCGCGTCTGGCCGCGGCGATGGGCACGACGTGCGGCGCCTGCGGCCGCGAGCGCTTCCGCCAGTTGTGTCGAGAGGTGGGACCCTGCCCGTGATGGCTGGCCGCTGGAAACCGTGGTCGTCGAGGAGGACGTAGGTGCCCTTCGCCCCTCCGCGTGCGTGTGGCGTGTGCGGTCGGATTCGGTGTCGAGCCCATGTGCGGTCGGTGTGGCGTTCGCGCACGCAGCCGCCGCCGCCACGCGTGCGCGGACGCGCCTTACAACAGGCCCGCGCCGCCCTCTTCGCTGCGCAGCCGTGGTGCGTCGAATGTCTGCGGCTCGGGCGACGGACGCGCGCGACGATTCGGGATCATCACGTCCCGCTGGCGGAAGGCGGTGCCGACGTCGAGGAGAATGTCCAAGGATTGTGTCAAGTCCACAGCGACGAGAAGACGCGCGCCGAAGCGCGACGCGGACGACAACGCCGGTGAGGTCCCGCGATGTCGAGGATGTGGGGGGGGCGTCGCAATCGCTAGCCTCGGCGCCTTGGTGGAAACCATTCGGAGTCAAACTCGGCCGGCGGAGAAATTGGCGATCAAAATCGGTGAATGAGTGACGTGAAAGGCCGCAAACCGAAACCACCCGCGGTCCGCGCGCTCCACAAGTCCGATACGCGTGCTGATCGACGCGACCGGCGCGACCAGGCCGCCGCCGATGCGCTCGAGGCTCGCGGGACGGACGCCCGGCCCGTGCCGGCGCCGATCGGCCTCGTGCCCGCTGAGCGCAAGTACTGGGCGTACTTCGCGCCCCTGCTGTCAGGGGCACGCGTGTTGACGCCGGCGGACGTGGAGAGTCTGGCCGACTACTGTCGGGCGTGCGGCGCGGTCGACGATCGCGGGCGTCGCTTGCGTACCGCCCTCGCCAAGCGCACGCTCGATCAGCGGCTCGTGCGGTTACTGGACAGCCAGCTGCGCGGCTGGGTGGAGAAGAAGACCAGGCTCGCCAGCGAGCTCGGACTCACGGCGATCGCGCGCACCCGGATCAACTGGACCGGGTATCCCCAGCGGCCGGGCGCCACGGCCGACGAGCCCCCGCAGGCGCCGAAGTCGAAGCTCGCCGAGCTCCAGGAGCAGGCCGCGGCCTGGCGCCGGCCGGTCGGGGTGCAACGATGAGGCGGTTAGCTGGCCTTCGCCAGGGCGCGGATCCGCGGCTCACGCCGGGCAGCCCGCGCCTGCTGCGCGTGCCACAAGTCGTACCGCGCCTGCAATGTCATCCAGAAGTCAGCCGACGTGCCCGTCAGGTCGGCGAGGCGCAGGGCGGTGTCCGGGGTGACCCCACGATTCCCGCGAATGAGCTGATTGAGACGCACCACCGGGATGTGCATCTGCGTCGCGGCGTCGACCTGCGACACGGGCGGGTCATACTGCTTCAAGAACTCCTCGAGCAGAATCTCGCCGGGATGAATGGGGGCCGCCGTGGGTGGGTGCTTCGCCATCGTCCTATCCTTTGTGGTAGTCCTCGCACCGGACGTCGTACGCGTCCTGGTGCTCGAACCGGAACGTGATGCGGAACTGGTCATTGACGCGGATGCTGTAGCGATCGGTCCCTTTCAACGCTTCCAGTCGATACCCGGGTGTCACGGCGATCTCCGTCGGCGTCCTCGCGGCGTCGATCACGGTGAGCTTGCGGCGAATGGTGCGCCACAACTCCTGCGGCATGCGTCGCGCGGCCTTGGTGCGCTGTCCGTGAAAGAGATCCGCCGTGGTGCGGTCTGCGAACGACCGAATCATTCTATATGATTATACGATACTCGTATAGTTTTGTTCCCTCCTGCGGTGTCGCGGTGTGAGATCGCCCTTCCGCCATCGCGTCGATCGGTACGCCCTCGACGTGGACCGCGGGACGATCGTTGCGGGTCCCCTCGTGCGGCTCGCGTGTGATCGCCATCTCCGCGATCGACACGTCGCGGCGAAGAAGGCCGGGCATCCACTCGGACTGTTCTTCCATGAGGCCGCCGCGACCCACATCATCGAATTTTTCGAAGGCGTCCTGCGGCTGCCGGATACCCTCGACGACGACGGCAACCCGATCCCCTTTCTCTTGACGCCGGCGAATACCTTCATCGTCGGATCGATCTTCGGGTGGAAGATGCCGTCGGGCTATCGCCGCTTCCGCGAGGCGTATGTCGAGGAAGGGAAGGGCAATGCGAAGACGCCCCTCGCCGCCGGCATCGGGCTGTACGGCCTGACGATGGACGGGGAAATCGCCGCCGAAATCTACTCGGTGGCGACCGGGATTGACCAGGCGCGCATCTGCTGGCGCGACGCCGATCGGATGGTCGAGGCCTCGCCGGACCTGGGCGACCTCATCTACCGCAGCGCCGACAACCTCGCGTACGCGGCGACCTATTCATGGTTTCGGCCGCTCACGAAGGAGAAGCGCGGGAAGTCCGGGCCCCGGCCGCACATGGTGTTCTTCGACGAAGAGCACGAGTACGCCGATGCGGTCGTCGTCAACAAGATGCGCGCGGGGATGAAGCGCCGCCGGCAGCCGCTCTCGCTGGGCATCACCAACAGCGGCTTCGATCGCACGTCGGTGTGTTGGCACCATCATGAGCATGCGCGCAAGGTCCTCGAGGGCGTGGTCGAGGATCAGCGGCTCTTCGCCTACGTGTGTGCCCTGGACGAGGGCGACGATCCCCTCACGGACCCGACCTGTCACATCAAAGCGAATCCCAACCTCGGGATCGTGATCCAGCAGGAATACCTCGATCGGCAGGTTGAGAACGCGCGAAACATCCCGAGTGAAACGAGCACGGTCCTCCGGCTGAACTTCTGTGTTTGGAGTCAGGCGCATACGCCCGCGTGGGACATGGCGAAGTGGCGGCAATGCGGGGCGCTGGCGTTCACGGACGCGGATCTCGTCGGCCGCCCGTGTTGGGGCGGGCTCGACCTGGGGCAGAACGACGACTTCTGCGCGTGGGCGCGGCTCTGGGACCTCGACGAGTATGTCGCGGTCAAGATGCGATTCTGGCTGCCCCGCGTCGCGCTGACGACGTATCCCGATCGGCCGTACGAGCAATGGGAGCGTGCGGGCCTGCTCGAGGTGACCGAGGGTGACACGACCGACATCGACTTGGTCGAGGAAGCGGTCCTCGAGGATATCCGGAACGACGGCGTACTCGAGGTCGCCTACGACAAGCGGTTCGCGCAGCAACTCGCGCTGCACCTCCAGGGCGCCGGCGTCACGATGGTCGACACGCCGCAAGGCTACGCGCTGAACGAGTCGATCAAGTCGGTGGCGAAGCTCGTCGCCGACGTCGCGCTCGCGCACGGCAACCACTTGATCATGACCTGGATGATGGATAACACCGTGCTCCGCACCGGGCGGAACAAGGAAGTGCGGCTCGATAAGGAGGCGGCGAAAGAGAAGATCGACGGACCCTCGGCGCTCGTGATGGCGAACGCGCGGCGCATCGCGCAGGTGCCCGAGGTCCCGGCCGAAGACCCCGATCTCGTGGTCGCGTGAGCGGCTATGGCACAATACGGCCTGACGCTGCATGCAGCCCACACGCCGCCAGGGGCGCCCACCGCTCGATGACGACGGGGACGAATCCGTCTCGGTCTCCTTCCGCGTCTCGTCATCGCAGTACGACGACCTCTATCAGCGCGCGCAACAAGAGCGCCTAACGGTCTCCGAACACCTGCGCCGCGAGCTCGCCGCCCGGGCATTTCGCACACAAAAGTAGGGCGCCTCCCCGAGCACTGGCACACTCACGCATGGTGCGGTGGTTGTGCTGGTGGCGGCCGCCGTGTCTCCTCAAGACAGTCCTGGTCAATCTGAAGGATGACGAGACGACCGCGCTCGAAGGCGTGCTCTACGCGACGCGCGGGCCGTGGTGGACGCTGAAAAACGGGTCCGTGATCAAAGCCGGTGAACCGCCGGCACCGGTCGTCGGCGACTTGATCGTGCATCGCGACAACGTGGCCTTTCTCCAGGTTGCACCCTGATGGCGATTGTCCGCACGCTGAACGGCCTCCAGTCGATGACGCGCCGCAGCACGTCGACGCCGGCCCTCGCGCCCTCGCTGTCCGCCTACAGCGCCTCAACCTACGCGACGATCTACGCCACGCAGCCGAACGTCCGGATCTGCGTCGACTTCCTCGCCCGCAACATCGCGCAACTCGGGTATCACATTTTCCGCCGGGTCTCGGACACCGATCGCGTGCGGCTGACCGACCACGAGCTCGCGCAGTGGCTCGCGAAGCCCAATCCCACGACGACGCGCTATCGGCTCTTCGAATCCTTCATCGCCGATCTGGCGGTCTACTTCAACGCCTTCTGGCTGAAGGTCCGCATCAACGACCCGGACCAGCGGCGGATCGGCCTGGTGCGGATGCCGCCGGAAACGGTCGAGGTCCAGGGCGGCCTCCTGCCGTCCGGTGTGATCTGGACGTATGACGGGACGGCGACGCCGCTCGACATGACCGAGCTGGTCTATGCCAACGGCTACAACCCGCTCAACGCGCTGGTCGGCCTCTCGCCGCTCGAAACGCTGCGGCGCCTGCTCGCGGAAGACGTCGCCTCGAGCGATCATCGCGCCCGCTACTGGCAGAACGCGTCCCGCATGGAGGGCATCATCGAGCGGCCGAAGGACGCGCCGCGGTGGACGCCCGAACAGAAAACCGCGTGGCGCGCGCAGTGGCAGACGCGCTTCACGGGCATCCAGAGCACCGGACAGACGCCCGTCCTCGAGGACGGGATGACCTTCAAGCAGATCTCCTATTCGGCGCGCGACTCCGAATACGTCGCCGCCCGGCAGTTGACGCGCGAAGAGTGCGCCCGGGCGTACCACATCCCGCTGCCGATGGTCGGGATTCTCGAGCACGCGACCTTCAGCAACGTGAAGGAGCAACACAAGCAGCTGTACGCCGATTGTCTCGGGCCATGGCTGGAAATGGTCAGCGAGGCGATCGAGCTCTGGTTACTGCCGGAGGCGCGCGACACGACCGACGTCTACGGGGAATTTAACATCGCCGCGAAACTGTCCGGTAGTTTCGAGGAACAAGCGAATGCCTTGCGGGTGCTCGTCGGTCGTCCCATCATGACGGCCAACGAAGGCCGCGCGCGGCTCAATCTCCCTTCGATCAAAGACGACGCGTCGGCCGACCAGCTCGCCGCACAACAGGGTGGGCCCTCGTCGTCACGCAGTAACCCCGACGCGGGCGTCGATATCCCCGCGGACGATGCACCCGAGGCCCTCACCGCGACCGGAGCCTTACCGTTCGAACGCGCCGCCCCGATCATTCGCCGCCATCAGGAGCGGCAACGGGCGTTCTTGCAACGGTTGCCGGCCGCGGCGCGCGCCGAAGTCTTCCGCCTGCGGTGTCCGGACCGCTGGACGCCGGAACTATCGCGCGACCTGCGGGCCGTGTGCGAGGCCACGGAAGCCGATGCGATCGCCCGTTTCACCAACGAGGAAACCATCGGCCAACTCGAAAGGGATTCCGATGCCGCGTAAGCCGCACACGTACGACCACCTCGCCGCATTCGCCCTCGAGCACCCCTGGGCGTTGACGGACACCATGCGCGAGGTCGTCGCCAACACGATCGCGCGGCGCCTCGCCGGCCTGGACGACGACGAAGAGGGGATCGTTCGCGCGCAACAGGCCCGCGCGACTCGCGATGTCGCCGTGCGGGGCGGCGGCCTGGTCGCCGTCCTGCCGCTGCACGGCGTCATCGCGCCGCGCATGAACCTGTTATCGGAAATTTCCGGCGGCGCGACATTCGAAGGCCTGTCGAAGCAACTCAACGCCGCGGTCGCCGATCCGGACGTCACGACGATCGTCTTCGACGTCGACTCGCCGGGCGGCAACGTGGCGGGGGCGAGTGAATTCGCCCGCGAGGTCCTCCGGGCGCGCACCATCAAACCGATCATCGTGCAGGCGCATCACCTGATGGCCTCCGCGGCGTACTGGGGGCTGGCTGGTGCCACGGAAATTGTCGCCAGTCCGTCCGCGATGATCGGTGCGATCGGCGTCATCGGCATTCATGACGACCTGACGGCGGCGCGCGAGAAACTCGGCATCCACCGCGAAGTGTTGTCGGCCGGGAAGTACAAGGCCGAATCAGCCGGCGGGATGCCATTGTCCGAAGCGGCCCGCGCCCATGCCCAACATCTGATCGACGGTTTCTTTGGCCGGATGGTCGGTGACATCGCGAAAGGTCGCGGCGTCACCGCCGCCGCGGTCCGGAGCGGCTATGGCGAAGGCCGCATCCTGAACGTCGAGGATGCGCTCGCCGCCGGCCTCATTGATCGCATTGCCACCTTTGACGAAACCCTCGCGCGCGTCACGCAACCGGCGACGGCCGGTCGCGCCCGCGTCGCCGCCACGGCACCCCCCGCGATCACGGAGGCCCCGGCGGCCCCCCAGGAATCGCGCGTCGTCCCGGCCGGCGCTCAATTCGCAGTCTTCGAGCGGCGAGTGCTCGACCTGCATCTGCGGAGACGCGCCCCATGAATGTGACCCAACTCGAAGCCGACCTGCGCACGTCGACGGCCAAAGCGATGGCCCTGATGGAGAAGACGCGCGCGGCCTGCGGCGAACCCGGATCGGCCGAGGCGCGCGACATGACGGCCGACGAAAAGTCCGCCATCAATGCGGCGCTCGGCGAGATGGAAGCCATCGAACTCAAGATCCGGAACGCGGCCAGCGACACCGCCTTGATGGCCCGGTTCGATGAGATTCGCAGCAAGCACGCCCCCGCGGTACCTGCGCTGCCGGCCGCCCCAGCGCGTCGGCTGGGATCGTTGGGCGCGCAGTTCACCGGGTCCGATCAGTTCAAGCAACTGATCAAGAGCGGGCTGCATCGCGCGGGCCGGTCGTGGGCCTCGGGCGTCGTCGAGTGTTTCGACTATTCCGCGACGACGTTGACGGAAGACGCCGCATCGGGCGGCAAGCTGCTGACGCCGCAATACACCCCGGGCATCGTGCAGACGCTGTACAAGCGGCTCGTGGTCGCGGACCTGATGGCGTCGGGCACGGCCGACAGCAACGCCATCACGTACATGGTGGAGACCCTCTTCACCAACGCGGCAGCGCCCGTACTCGAGGGCGCGGCGAAGCCGGAAAGCGCGATGACCTTCGACCAGAAAACGGACCTCGTGTCGAAGATCGCGCACTGGCTGCCGGTGACCGAGGAATTGTTGGAGGACGTCGCGGCCATCGCGAGTTACATCGACGCGCGGCTGCGGCTCGGGGTGCAGCTGGCCGAAGAGGACCAGTTGTTGAATGGCAACGGCACGCCGCCGAATCTGCTCGGCATCCTGAACCGGCCGGGGCTGGCGACGGCGGTTGCCCGCAATGCCGGCGCGACGCCGCCGGAAACCAACGCCGACGCGGTCCTGCGGCAGATCACCGCGATCGCCACCACGGCGTTCGTGTATCCCGACGGCATCGTCATGAACCCGATGAACCTGTTCGCCATCCTGACGAGCAAGGACAGCAGCGGGGCGTACTACGGCGGCGGGCCGTTCTCGGCCTTGCCGACGGCGTCGATCTGGGGCACGCCGGTCGCGCCGACGCCGTCGATCGTCGCGGGCACGGCGCTCGTCGGGGCGTTCGGCACGCAGTCGCAGGTCTACCGCAAGGGCGGGATTCGCGTCGAGGCCAGCAACTCGCATCAGGACTTCTTCATCAAGAACCTGGTCGCGATCCGGGCGGAAGAGCGGCTCGCCCTGGCCGTCTATCGTCCCGGCTCGTTCGGGAAGGTCACCGGCCTGAACTGATTCGGATAGGTGGATGGGAAGGAAATAAACCCCCCGGTTTGTTTCCTTCCCTTCGGTGGAAGGAAAAGATCCTCATGGCGAAGAAAGCGACCGACGACCGACGCGAGGACGAGGACGAGCCGCGTCGGGACGCGCGAGACAGCGTCAACCCGCTGGCGGAACCGGCGCCCGGCTGGAGCAACTCGACCGATACCGGCCCGCAATTTCCGACCGTGTCACCCGGCGTCGACATGTCGATCCCCGGCTTCAGCAACAACGGACCCGCGGCGACCGGCGCGACGGCCGGCATTCCTGGGGCGTGGACGCCGGCCAACGCCGACCCGCCGAACAAGTTTCAGAACATGAACGCCATTACGGCCTCGCCCGCGACGGCCTGGACGAGCGGTCAATACGTCAAGCTGGGCGACGGCAGTAACGCCTTCTGGGGCGGCGCGGCCTGGACGTCGGGCATCAAGCCGTAACGCCATGTGGCCGACCCCGCCGCCCTGCCCGGTCGATGACGCGCCGCACACGACGTGCACGAGCCCGGACTACGTGCCGTCGGCGTCGATCGTGATCGTCCAGCTGCCGTGTCGGGATGCGGGCACCGCGGCATCCCGGCCGCCGCCGCCGCCGGCTGCGCCGCCGCCGAACCCACCCCCGCTCCCGACGTCCTTCACGACGAAGAGCTACGCGGGACAGCTGAAGCGGCGAGGGCGCGGCTGATGGGCCAGCTGTCGTACGACTTTTCGGCGGCGCTCACGGCCCCCCCGACGAGCAATCAAGTGCGGTTCGACGCGGCCTATCCGTACACGGCCGTGCAGGCCGTGTGGTGCCGACCCGTCACGACGGACGGCATCGACGTCACCAACGCCCTGCTCGCCATCCTGCCGGGCTCAACCGTCTATGTGCAGGACAAGAACGACCATACGGCGTACGTCCTCTTCGTGACGACGGGCCCGGCCGTCGAGCACCTGACGTATGTGGAACTGCCGGTCACGTGGACCAGCAACGGCCCGACGGTCCTCGGGAACAATCAGGCGATTGAGGTCGTGACGCAGCCGCCGGCCGCTGCGGCGGCGCCGCCGACCGGTACCGATCCGCTGACCGTCACCGGTCCGATCGTATTCGCGGGTCCGCGCTCGCGGCTGATCACGCCGCCGGCCGTCGAGCCGCTGACGCTGGAAGAGGCCAAGATCTGGTGCGGGTTCGACTGGCCGCCGGGTGATCCGCGTGAACCGCTGTTGCAGACGGTCATCGCCGCCTCGCGCGCGCAGGTCGAAGAGGATACCGGCTTCGCGTTCCTGACGCAGGCACGCGAGGTCTATGTCGCCGCCAGCGCGGGCGTCGTCGTCGTCATGCCGTCGAAGTGTCATCCGGTCCAACGGGTCGTCTCGATGACCTGGGTCGATGCCGCCGGCCTGCCGCAGCCGATCGATCCGACGTGGTACAGCGCCGTGCCGGGCACGGGCGTGGTCATCCTCGGCGTCGGCTATCCGTGGCCGGCGGCCCTCTTGACGATCCAGGTCATCGCCGGCTGGCCGACGGTCGCCGACCTGACGGCCGACGAGCCGCGGCTCGTGCATCTGGTCGGCCGCCTGGTCGCGCACAACATGACGCTCGGCCGCGATCACGCCATCTCGGGGACGATCGTCGTCGAAGTGCCGATGGGGTACGCGGACGAAGTGCAACCGTATCGGCCGGAAACGCTCGCGTGAGCCATGCCGATCAGCATCAACCGGAAACGGACGCGCGTCACGCTGCAACGCCCCGACGGGCCGGCCGCGCCGAACGGCGACGGCAGCTACACGCAGGCGTACGTCGACCTGGCGCCGCCGCAGGTCCAGGCGTCGATCGCCGCGGCCACCACGCGCAACCTCGAGCACGCGGCCGCCGGCAGCACCCTGGCGACGGCCACGCATGTCGTCACGATCTGGTTCCGGCCGGATGTCACGACCGAAACGCGCGTGGTCGTGTCGCCGACGCGGACGTTGAACGTGCTCTCGGTTCTCGACCCGGCCGACGACCAGCGCGAGCTCGAGCTGCTCTGCACCGAGGTCGTGCCATGAGCAACAACCATTTCGTGTTTCAAGGCGTCGACGAATTGCTCGCCCTGTTGCGGACGCTGCCGGCGGAACTGGCCGAGGCCGCCGCCTGGTATGTGCAGGACGCCGCCGCGCAGGCCGAATCGGAAGTCCGCGCGGTCTATCAGGCGCACCGCGTGACGGGCAATCTCGCCGACAAGCTGACGCACGACAGCACGGCCTCGGCCTTCGGGAGTGCGGTGCGGGTCAGCAATACGGCGAAGCACGCGTGGATCTTTGAGAATGGCAGTCAGGCCCGGCACTACACCACGAAGGGCGGCAAGCGTCACGACACGGGCGCGATGTGGGGCCAGACGCCGCAGCCGCCCGGGCACGTCTTCGTGCGCACGATGCAGAAACATCGGCGCCAGATGTACGAGCGGCTGAGCGAGATGGTCGAGCGGCAGGGGCTCGAGGTGCGGGGCACGCCATGACGGCGATCGCGCGGGCCGCGGCGCCGCCGGATTCGACCGCGATCGACCAGGCCGTGCTCCAGGTCCTCATCACCGATCCGACGCTCGCCGCGCTGATGCCCGACGGCGTGTACTGGGACGTCGCGAAGCCGAAGGCCAAACGCTTCGTGATCGTGTCGCTCGTCGAGGCGCTCGACGAACCGGTCTTCGGGCACCGCGCGTTCGAGGACGTGCTCTATCTCGTGAAAGCCGTGGCGCTCGAGTCGACCGGCGGCGACGTCAAGGCCGCGGCCGATCGGATCGATGCGCTCCTCGAAGATCAACCGCTGACGATCCCCGGCTACACGCATATGGTGACGTGCCGGGAGTCGCGCATTCGCTACACCGAAGTCGACGAGGTCGACGACACCATTCGCTGGCAACATCGCGGCGGACACTATCGCGTGCAGGCTTCTATCCCCGGCGTGTAAGTGGACAACGAACAGAAAGCAGGGTAACGACGTGGCGATTCTCACGGGACGGTACGGCACGGTCAAATACGATCCGACAGGGGTGACCCCGGTCGAGGTCATCTCCCTCAATACCTGGAAACTCTCCACCAAACCCGACTACGAAGACGTGACGTGCTTCGGCGACGAGAACAAGGTCTACGTCCCCGGCATGATCGACACCTCGGGATCGCTCGGCGGCTTCTGGAACAGCGCTGAAACGACGATCTGGGAAGCGGTCAGGGCCACCACACCGGGGATGCTCGAACTGGCGCCCAACAGCAACGAAGCCCTCTTCAAATGGTCGGGCCTCGCCTATCTCGACGCCGACATTGATGCGAGCGCCAAAGGCGCGCCCAAGATGACCTCGACCTTCAAGGCCGCGGGGCCCTGGACGATGTCGGCCGGGACGCTGCTCGCGGCCCCCGGCGCACAGGCGCATCGACGACCGGGCGCGTAAGCCGACGCGCGGGTCATGTTCGACGCATTGCGGATTCACGGGACCGCGGCGTCGATCCTCTGGGGGTATCGCGCCGCGGTCACTCTCAAGACGTGGTCGATTGTCCGCGTGCAACAGCAATGGATGTTGACCGGCATTATCGAACGGGTCGAACCGTTCATGGTCCGGCAACGTCCGCTCTTGTTCACCGCGCCGCGCGAGCGCGCGCGCGATGGGCATTGGGCCTGGGGGATCGAGGCCATTCAGGTCGGCCGGATCGAAGTCGTCGCACGTCTGGGCCCCCCCGAACAATAGGAGGTCGCGGTCATGGGTCGGTGTCGTTTTGTGCAACCGGGCATCGTGCGGTTGCCCCTGTCGGATGGTGAATGGATCGACGTCAAGCAAGAATTGACGGCCGGGGAACAACGGCACGCCGACGCGGGCCGGTACAAGGAAATCCTCTCAGGAGAACGGCCCACGCTCGACTACGAACGCATGGGCACCACGCGGATTCTCGCCTACGTCACCGGCTGGTCCCTGGTCGGCTTCGATGGAACCCCGGAACCCTTCGATGAAAGCTCGCTCAATAGCGTGGACATGGACACCTTTCAGGAGATCACCGCTGCCATCGACGCGCACGAAGCGCGCATCAGCGTGGAACGGATCGCCCGAAAAAACGGCCAGGGTGGCGAGAAGGCATCCGCAGCGATCTTGCCATCGCCCTCCGCTGCGGTTGGCGTGTCGAGTGGGTCCGGGACTTGAGCCAGGACGACTACGAGGTGTTGGTCGAGATGCTGATCGCGTCACAACCGAGTGAGGTCGAGTAAGTCATGCCCTTACAGGGGATCTTTAACGCCGATTTCACCGCCTTCACGGCGGCCTGTGCCGCGGCCGAAACCTCGCTGAAGGGGTTCGAGACGGGCGCGGTAAAGACGGAAACCGCGCTCAATCGGATGGCGGATTCCGTCTCGGGGAAGACCATCGTGCAGCAGGCCATGCTCGCGACGAAGGCCGTCGAGGACATCGGCGGCGCCGCGGTCCTGACCGAGAAGGAACTGGCCCGCATGTCGAGCGTCGCGGCGGAAGGCGTGGAGAAGCTCCAGAAGATGGGGCAGACCGTGCCCGAGGATATGCGGAAACTGGCGACGGCCTCGAAAGAGGCGACCGCGCAAACGAGTGACTGGAGTCAGGCCGTCTCGGTGCTCGAAGGTACCTTCGGCGCGCTCTCACTCCAAAGCGTGATCGACCAGGCGATTGCGTTCGGCAAACAGATTTTTAACGCCGCGAGCGAGTTAGAAAACCTGAAAGGCCGCACCGACCTCGGCGTTGAATCCCTGCAACGCTTCAAGGCGATGGGCGACGAGTCGGGGGTCAGTGTCGAATCGATTGCGGGCGCGTTGACGACCCTGCAGCGCAACATCGGTCAAGGCAAATCCGCCACGGTCGGGGCGTTATCCGACCTGGGGATTAGCCTCGACGCCATCAAGCGCATGACCCCGGAGGAGAAACTTCGCGAGATGGTTCGGGCGTTGAAAGAGGTCGACGACCAGGACCGGATGGTCGCGCTCGGGTCGGCCGCGATGGGCCGCAGTTTCATCGACATTCTGCCTCTGGTCAGAGCCGGGATCGATGACACCAAGAGCAGCATGCACGTCTGGGGGGAGACCACGACCGCGGCCCTCGACGGGGGTGGGAATGCGGTGAAGCGGTTCGGGTCAGCATTCGTGACCGAGTTAGGCGAACGGGTGGCCGACCTCATGACCGGGGTCACGCGCGACGTCCGCGCCCTCGAAGACGTCTTGGCGAATATGCCGAAAGCGGTGAAGGCCGCCGAGGCAGCGGCGGCGTTCGATAACTTCTGGGGGCATGTGCTCCCGCCGTCGGTGCCGAAGGATCTCGACGACATCACGGCGAAGTCGGACGCCTGGGGGAAAAAGAACAAGGAAATGGCCGACGCGATGGCCGAGTTGAGCACGGTCGGGCGCACCTATCGCGAAACGATCGCGGGCATTCAACCAGACCTGGTCGCGCAGACCGAGGAATTCCTGCGGGCCGGTCAGGCTCAGGCGCTCATCGCGAAGGGGCTCGACCTTACGCAGGGCCAGGTGAAGGCCGTCGCCGATCGGATGAAGGATTACGCCGACACGATCAAGGCCGTGCAGAAGCTCGAAACCGACCGCATCAAGGAGCGGGAGGTCAACGAATTCGGGTTGAGCAAGGCTGAAAATGACGCGTCCCAACTCCGGATCACCAACGCGGGCAAAGCCGCCGATCAGCTCATCGCCATTGACAAGCAATTGAACGACACCTACATGCAGCAGTCGATGGACCGCTACACCTACGAGAACCTGAAACTCTGGGAAGCCGCCGAGACCCAGATCGCCGCCTTCAAGAAGACCGGCGCGACCGCCGAACAGGTGACCGCCTTCTCCAACAAGGTGTATGAGGCGACGGCGATCAAGGTGTCCGAGATGTCGACCGGGATCGTGAAGGCCGCGGAGACCGGAGCGGCGGCGCTCACGAGCATCTGGGCCGCGTTCGACCGTGACCTCTCAGCCGCGCATGGGACGTCGCTCCAGGTCGCCCAGGCGGCGGAACAAGCGTTCGAGAATGCGACCCGTCAAGCGATCAACGTGGCGTATTCGGACATTGACGAAATCACCCAGACCGGGATCGACGCGATGAACCGGTTGCTCGCCGAACAACAACGGGTGATGGATTTAGCGGCGAAGGCCGCGCAGGACGCCAAGGCGAAGGCCGACGCCGCCAACACTTACCAGGGGGGCACAAAGCTCGGGGGATCGACGACGGAAACCGCGTTCGGGCAGAACTATCTCATCGGTCCGAACGGGAGCCGCGTGCCACTCGGCCCGCATGGGGAACTCCCGGACAATTGGTTCGACGTCTACTCGGGCAAATCGTCGTTCTCGTCGGTCATCTCGAACCTGCCGCGGTTCGCGAGCGGCGTCGAGAATTTCGCCGGCGGGCTCGCGCTCGTCGGCGAACGCGGCCCCGAGCTCGTGAACCTGCCCGGCGGCAGCGACGTGATTCCCCGCGGCGGCTTCGGCGGCGGCGTCACCAACAACGTCGTGATCCACGTCAACGGCACGGCCGCCGAGGTCGCGCAGAAAGTCGCAGCCGAATTGATGCGGACCCTCCGATCGGGCCAACAACTGCCGCTGCGGTAAATGGCGACCACTAACGCGCTGCTCGGCGTCGGCCGGCTGAACAACTTCCGGCTCAACGCGATCGATCCGGCCCTCCAAGCGGCCCGCCGCACGAAAGTCCGGTTTCTGCTCAATGGGGAAGACGTCCGTGCGCGCGTCCGCGTCCACTCGACGACGATCCGCGACGCGATCAATGACTCGCCCAACAGCGCGAGTTTCACGATTGAAGGCCCGCCGAGTTCCGCCTATGCCGCGGCCGTGCTCGCCGATCAACCTGTCGCGTACTGGCGGCTTGGTGACGTCGGGACGACCGCATTCGATCAAAGTGGGCACGGACATACCGGCACGGTCATCGGCGCGGTGACCATCAATCAACCGGGGGCCGTCAGTGACGGCGACCGCGCCATGCATTTTCCGGGGGTGCTCGGAGCGCGGCTCGAAGTGGCCGCGGCCGTGGAGTTGGCGTTTCCGTCGGCGGTGACCGTCGAGGTCTGGATCAAGACGGACGGGGTGCAGATCGCCGGCATCGTTGAGCGCACCGTGGGCGGGGCCGTCAATACGGCGTGGAATCTGTTCCAACTCAACACCGTGTGGAACTTTCGGATCATGGTGGGCGGGGCCGCGTACGACGTCACCGTGCCCGTGGAACCCGCCGACGTGGGCGCGTGGGTTCATCTCGTGTGCGGTTGGTACGACGGCGTTGGCGCGCTGTGGATTTATAAGAATGGCGTGCTCGGCGGGATCACGTACGGTGTCCCCACGGGCCCGCTCGACGGCAACCTCGGGCCCGTCTTGATCGGGCACCTCGGCAGTAACGTCTATCCCTTCACCGGCACGCTCGACGAGGTCGCGATTTATCGCTATCCCTTCGACGGCAACCGCGTCGCGGCGCACTATGCCGCCGGCCGTGCGGTCGCGGCCCCGACCGTCGCCCAAGAAGTGCGGATCAGCATCGGCGTGGATGATTCAACCCTCCTGTTCAACGGCGCCCTGACGCAAGTCGACTTGAGTTACGAAGGCCGCGCGCACCTCCCGATCTATCACTGCTCGGCGACGGATGACACCTTGCGCGCGAACCGGCGTCGCCCGTTCGGCCAATGGACGAACGTCACGGCCACCGAGATCGCTCGCGCGTTGATCGCGGCCTTTGTGCCGGGATTCGGGACTACCTTTGTGCAGGCAGGGTTACCGCCGGTCACGGTGATCTTCGATGGCTCCGAAGGGATGAACCGGTGCCTGACCCAGATCACGAATTTGATTGGGGGCTATTGGTACTTTGCCGACCGGCAACTCCATCTCTTTCTGTCGGAGGGGGCGGACGCGCCCGATCCGATTGACGCCGTGCATCCGTTTCTCGCGGACCCCCGCATTACCGCTGCCGTCGAGATGAGCCAAGTCCGGACGCGCGTGTTCGGACGCGGCCACGGTGAAGCACTCTTGAGTGCCGTCGTGCCGGGAGAGGCGTTGATCCCGATTGCGTCGGCGGTCATGTTCGCCACCGTGGGGGGGCGCGCGATTGCGCTGTCCCAGGTGTTGACCTACACCGGAATCTATCTCGGCGGCATTGGTTCACTCGTGGGACCAGGAGCCGCGCCAAGCGTGGCTGTCCTGGCGACGTTGGCGAGCGGGGCGGGGTTGGTGGCGGGACTCTATCAATACGCCTATACCTTCGTCACGGCGTCGGGTGAGTCGCTTCCCGGCCCGGTCGCCGCCGTATCGGTCGGCGTCCTCGCCCCGCCGACGGTGGGTCCGAGCGTCGGTCATCCCGCGATGGGAACCGGCCCCGATCCGGGCGGGCATAACTACGCGGTCACGTTCGTCACCGCGAGCGGGGAAACGACGCCCGGTCCTTCGGTCGCGGTCGCGACAGAGGTATCACCCGCGCCCGAAACGGCCCCTACCTTGGCGAATGCGACGCAAGGCCCTGGTCCGGACCCTGGCCTGCATTACTACGCCGTGACGTTTGTGATCGGCACAGGAGGCGAAACGACGTCGGGGCCGTTCGTCGCCGTGCAAACCGGCAGCGGGACGCAAGGCGTGTCGCCGCCCGCGGTCGCTCCGGTGGTCACGTTAGGCAATCGAGGCGCGTACAACGCGATCTTTGCGAGCGGCTACTCCATGTTCGTGGCCGTCACGTTCGTGACGGCGGCGGGTGAAACAACGGCGGGGCCGTCAGGGTCGGTGTTGATCCCAGGCCAGCAAGGCGGTACGTATGGCGCCACCTTAGAGCTCGCCAATATCCCCCTTGGCCCACCGGGGACGGTGTCTCGCCGGTTGTATTCCTATCCCAATAGCTGGACGACGGGGCCTCCCATCCAGACGGTGTATCGTCATCTCATCAGCGACAACACGTCGACGGTGTGGGTGCTCGGCGGGGTTGACTACAACAGCGGCAGCCAATCGAGTCAGTCAGGACAGATCGGCCCGCCCACCAACACGGCGGGGAGTGTCACGGTGCCGCTGTGTCAACTGGCGCTCGCGAACATCCCACGGGGGAATGCGAACGTTTCGTCGCGACGGCTGTACCGCACGAGGGCGGGTCAAACTCCCTTCTTTCTCGTCGCCACGATTCTGAATAACACGGCCACGACGTTCACCGACACCATCACCGATGCCGCGTTAGGAGTTGCGCTCCCGCTCGTGTCGACGGCCCATCTCCAGCAGTTCCCGATCACCGTGCCCAAGGGACCGGCGCTCGTCGTCGCCCGTCGAATCTATCGCACCAAAGCGAATGTCGGCGGGACGCTCCAACTGGCGGGCACCATCAACGACAACGTCACCGACGGCTGGACGGACACGGTGCCGGATAGTGCCTTGGGCGTCGCCGCCCCGGTCACGAATACGGCGACCGCGAATCAGGTGCAACTGACCGCGATTGCCGTCGGGGCCTCCACGGTGACTGCGCGCAAGGTGTATCGGACCACGGTCGATGGCGCCCAACTCAAGCTCCTGGCGACGCTCGCCAACAACTCGACGCTCACCTATCTCGACGCGGCGACCGATGCCGCGCTCGGGGCGAACGTGCCGACGAGCGATAACTCCGGACTGGCGCAACCGCAGGGGCAAGTGAACGCGGGGTCGACGGCGTTGCCCACCGCGAGCGCGGGGCCGTTTCTCGTGTCGGGCGGGTGGGCGCTCATCGGCACGCAAGCGATCCGCTACACCGGGGTCGCGGGGAACACCTTGACCGGGATTCCCGCGTCGGGTCCTGGCGCCCTCATCGCCACCGTGCGCTTCGGGGATCACATTCTCTCGGCGCCGATGCTGACCGGCGTCACCGTGCCGGGCGGCGCCCTCATCGCGCCGGTTGGCACCGTGATCTATCTCTGGATTCAACGTGACGATGCGGCGGCGCAGGCCGCGATGGCGCGGCTCGACGGCGGCGATGGGATTTACGAATATCTCGTGCAGGACGAACGGCGCGGCGAGCCCTCGCTCACGGCGCTCTGCGACGCGCACCTCGGCGCGTACAAAGCCCCGATTCAAACCGTCACCTATGCCACGCGCGACCTCAAGACCAAGAGCGGGAAACCCGTCCTCGTCGACCTGGCCTCGCCGCCGATCCTCGGCACCTTCGTGATTCAGGACGTGACGATCGACCAGATCGACACCACGCCGGGGATCGCGCCGCGGTTTCTCGTGACCGCCAGCACCGTCCGGTTCTCGTTCGAAGACTTGCTCCGACAACTCGCGGGCAGCTTGGAGAGCGCATGAGTATCGACCGCACGAAGTACAACGCGCTCGTCGACGACGACGGAAGTAACACCGTCGGATCGATCTGGAACAAGCAATCGATCAAGAACGTGTTACTCGATCCGATTGATGCCGCCTTCGTCCCGACGTGGCAGACCTATACGCCGGTCTGGTCAGGTGATGCGAACGTCCAGCCTGCGATCGGCAACGGGCTCCTCGTCGGACGGTACTGGCGCAATGGGCCGTGGATCGAAGTCGTGATCGTGATCCAGCCGGGAACCACGTCGGTCATCGGGACGAGTAACTATTGGATGATCACCCTGCCGGTCACGCCGAAACTCATCGCGTCGGGGCAAGAGACGACGTTCCGGGTCGGCACGATGTTCAGCAATGGCGCGGCGCAAGCGGGCATGATCGGCTACTTCATTGGCCTGAACAAAATCTACGTGATTCATGCTTCGAATGGGTCGCTCTGGGGACCGACGAGCCCGTTTGCTTGGAACGCGGGGTGTATCTTCAGCGCGCGCGGCGGTTACGAAGTCTAAAGGAGTCACGATGGCCCCTCCCCATCCGGCGCAAGGGAATCAGAAGCAGTACACCGAGCGCCCGCTGAAAATCTTCGGTGAGCAGTACCACGCGGGCGGGCCGTTGCCGGTCGGGGCCGTGATGGTCGACCTCTACACCGATGGCCTGCCGCGCGTCTTCACCGACACGCGGGCCTATACCCTCCATGAAACCGAGTGGGTCATCACCAATCGCTACACGGGCCGGCCGATCCAAGTGCTATCCGACGAGGAATTCACGGAACGCTTCGGCGGCGGCGGCGGGCCGAACGCCGATCCGGAGGACTGATATGCCTTCAAAGCCCGCGATGCTGCGCGGCGTGCTGACGTGGGAGGACGACGAGGCGCCGCCCATCATCGACATCGATCCGCCGATTGACCCGCCGATTGACCCGCTGCCGCCCGACGCGGACCTCGGGCTGATCTATCCGTCGGACCTGCACTATCTCGGGTGCTTCCGCCTGCCGAGTTACCCGGTGCGGTTCGACTATCCGCCGAAGGGCATGGCCTTCTGCGGAGCCCACGAGTCCCTGTTCATCAACGGCTTTGCCGACTTCCACGCGACCGGCGAAGTATCGATTCCCACGCCCATCAAAGGCGCTTTGACCCTCGCGGATCTCAATCGCGCGATCGAACTGCAACCGCTGCAAGACCCGACCGAAGGCAGCATCTGGGCGCTCACCTACGGCGCCGCGCTCAATCTGGGCGGACTGCACGTCCATCGCGAGCGCCTGCTCGTGACCGCCTATCGCCACTACGATGCGGACGGCAATCAACCGTTCTCGCACTGGTCGCGCCATCTGAATCTGAGCAAGGCGGGCGACTATCTCGGCCCGGTGACGCTCGACGTGACAGCCGCGACCGAGACGAGCAGCGTGCACGCCGGGAACGTCAGCGGCTACATGGGCGCGATCGCGCCCGAGTGGCAGGAGCGCTTTCGCGGCGTCTGTTTCACCGGCCAGGCCGGCATCCCGATTGTGAGCCGCACGTCCCTCGGTCCGGGGCTCTTCTCGTTTGACCCGGCCGACATCGGCGTGAAGGACCCGGTGCCGACGCATCCGCTGCTGTTCTATCCCGGGTCGCATCCGACGCTCGGGCCGTATACGCCAGGTCCGAATGACCCGAATCCGAATCCGCTCTTCAATGGCACCATGCAAATCGGGGCGGTCATTCAGCCGGTCGGGACGCGCAGCGTGTTGTTCTTCGGGGCCATCGGGGTCGGCAAGTACGCGTACGGGCAAGGGACGGGGGACGCCTCGTTAGACGGGACACCCGTGCCGGGTTACAACAACGAGGTCTTTTACTGTTTCGACCCGGTCAACTACGCGAAGGGCGATCACGCCTGGCCCTATCTCGCCTGGGTGTGGGCGTACGATGCGCTCGACCTGGCGAAGGTCGCGGCCGGGACGATGCAACCGTGGGAACCGGTGCCGTACGCCGTCTGGGAACTGGACAGCGACTTCTACTCCTGGCTGCCGCGCCTCTCGGCCGCGACGTACGACCCCGACACGCAGCGCATCTTCGTGAATCAAACACGCGGCGACGGCGATGCGCCGCTCTGTCACGTCTACAGTTGCGCGCAGGCCACGGCGCGCGCCGCACGCTTCAGCCGTCAACTCGTGAGAAGGGCAGGCTTGCATGGGCTATCCGCATTTCGATCTCGTACAAAGGTCACACTCGGAGCTGATCGCTGAAGGGAAGATCCGCCGGCGCTCTGACCAGGAGGCCGTCGAGCAGGACAAAGGGTTGTTGACGCGCAGGGCCGCGTACTATTCCAACATCGAGCGCGACGCCAATATCGGCTTGCTCGAGAAGACGACCGGCAACAACTCGATGGGGTTCAGCGTCGACATCCTGCTCGACAAGGACGGGTCGTTCTGGGACGTGGCGACGGACCAGGGCGGGATGGCGATGCCGTCCGACGGCGAAGAACGGTTCGACCCGGAGCTCGCCGCCCGGTGGGCGCAGCCGACGGCCGAGCTCGCGCAGATCGACTCGGCGCCGCCGGTCATCGGTCCTGGCCCGGGCCCCGACCCGACGCCAGACGTCGATGAAGTCGTGGCGCTGCTCAACGACATCATCGCCATGCTCGAGCGCGCGCGAGAGACGCAGGCCCGAGACACGGCGGCGATCATCGCGCGCGATGACGTCAACACCGAGCGCATCCTCGAGCGCATCGAGGAAGTCGTGACCAACGCCGAAAACTCGGGCAAGAAGGCCCTGGCGCTCTATCTCGCGATGCAGAACCGGCCGGGCACCGAGCCACCGATCGATGGGGAACTGCCGCCGCCGGGCGACGGTAACGCCCTGCTGGCGCTGCTCCTCAAGCTCCTCGCGAACCGACCGGATACACGCTGAAGGGAGGCCCGCATGTGGACCGTGACCACGTTCGTGATCGTCGCCGCGTTCGTCGCCGCCATCGCCGCGGCGATGGGCAGAGCCCCGCTCTGGGTCGCGGTCATCCTCGCGATCCTGGTGTTGATGCTTCAGGTGTTCCCGCGGTGACCCGTCGGATCATCCTCTGGGTCTTCGTCACGAGCTGGTGCCTGACCGGCACGGCCTGGGCAGACGACCAGCCGCCGCGCACGGTCGCCACCGGGGAACCGGTGAGCCTGACGGTCGCGATGGTCGGCACCGTCGTCGTCGGCGCCGGCTTCGGGTTGATGCTGCATGAGGCGCGGCCGTGTTACTGCGGGCCGGATACGGCGTGGGTCGTGGGCGGGGTGGCGGTCGTCGCGGCCGGCGTGACGATGACTTGGCTCGGCCTGCGGTCGCGTACGGTCATCGTCGCGCCGACCGTGGCGCCGCGCGTCATCGGCGCGACGACGACGATTCGATGGGGCGCGAGGCGACCCCGGAAGAGGAACATGCAGCCATGAGTAACGGCGACGTGAGCATCAATCAAACCGTGTACGACGGCGCGACCGGGATCTGGATCGTGATTGGCCCGATCACCCCGGCGCGGCCCCCCGGCCCGGAAGTCCCGCCGCCCGTGGTGACGAGCGAGTATTTCGTGTCGCCGCTCGGCGACGACGCCAACCCTGGCACGGAGGTCGCGCCATGGCGCACGGTCAATCACGCCCTGCCGAAGCTGTCCGCGACCTCGGCCTTGACGCTCCGCGGCGGCGTCTACCCCGAAGCGATCGAGCTGATCGGGTGGAAGGGGGGACCGCTCGGGACGGACTGGCCGAGCGCAATCCAGATCCGCGCGAAGGCCGGGGAGCCGGTGACGCTGTGTCCTCCGGGCGGATCGACCTGGGGCGCGTACTTGCGCGGGTCGCAATCGGGATCGAGTGACGCGCCCCGGTGGATGGTCTTCGACGGCATCCTCTTCGATTGCCAGAACGTCGCCAGCGTGGGGTTCTACGTCAGCGCGTGGGATAGCACGTGCACGCCCGCCAACGCGCCCGCGCACCATATCCGGTTGTCGCGGTGCCGCATCACGAACGTGCAGCACAGTCAGGGCTTCTCGGCGATGTGGGGCTCGGATGGCTGCGAATTCCTCGACGGCGAGGTCGATCACGTCGCGGGGCCGAGCCACGACAACAACAACACCCAAGCGTTTTACGTGGCGAGCAACGATTTCATCCTGCGCCGATCGCACATCCATCACTGCTGGGGTTACGGCGTGAGCAACCTCTCGTCGCTCCCCGGCTGTGACGTCAACCGGCACATCGTCGAGGGCAACCACGTCCATCACTGCGGCCAGGGCGGCACGGGCCTGGGCGGCATCAACCTGGGCGAGGGCGTCGGGCACTTCGTCGTGAACAACAACGTGCACGACAACCTCGGGCCGGGAATCAATCTGCGGTTCAACCCCGGACCCGGCTCCACGCGGTTGGTGATCGCCGCCAATACCGTGCTCCGCAATCAGGGCGAGGGGATCTACATCAGCGGGGCGCAGCAGGGGACCGAGGTCCATTCGAACATCTCGCAGGGCAACGGCGGCGGCGACTACGTGGACCTGGGGGTGGGCACCATCGTGTCGACGAACCTCTTCGGCATCGATCCGCTCGTGGTCGACGCCGCGGCAGGCAATATCCGCCTGACGGCGGGGAGTCCCGCGCGCGGCATGGGCCGCAGCCACGCGAAGATCCCGACCGACTTCTATGGCGCACCGCGGCCGACGAGCGGGGCGTGCGATGGCGGCGCGGCGCAGTACGTGCCGTGAACACATGGCTGACGAGCCGCGTCAGGGGTTCGACCCGATCGCCCTGCTGGGCCTGGCGCTGCTGATCCTGCTC